GAGATAAGTTTGTTGAAGATAGAAGAAAAAAAAGACCTGGATGGAAAAGCATGTATTTGAGATACGAACAATCTTGTAAAGCCGAAAATTTAATAATTATATTTTTAAAAGATATTTAAGAAAAAAATAATCTCTAGTCCCTTGTACCCACGACATTAAATAGTTTATAATTAGTACTTGCATGAAAAGAAAAATTTTTATATGAGTATTAATAGTTACAACACAACGAGCTGTATAGATTGTAGTGGAAGAGGATATATCCGAACAACTCAGTCTAATTCTAAAGTTTCTTGTATCATTTGTAACGGATCAGGAACCACGTCTCACGGACCAAAATCAGAAGCAGAAAAAGTTTTTTTATTTAAATTAGCGTGGGATTATATTAATGGCAAAGAAAAAGGATGGTATCACTGAGTTAACTAAAGTAATGATCGATGCATCGGTTTACTTTACACCCAGTAAATACACAAGATTAAAATCAGTAATATTCGCATTACTTCATGGAGTAAATTATGGTTATGATTCAATGGATCAAAAATTTCTTAATGATGCCTCTGACATATATGACTTTCATTCAAAGTCTACTGTGGCTAAAGCCTATAAATTAAAAAAAGTTAAAAAAAATAAAAAAGCTAATAATGTAATAGATTTTTCAAGCTATTCGAAAGTTTCGGTGACCCATGATGCCTGATAACTATACTAAAGAAGAAGCTATACAAGATTTCAATTCAATCAAAGAACATATTGCAGATGAAGATTTGCAAGGCGCTGCTATCACCATTTTGTTGAGTGATATACAAGAACATTACGAGGTCGCTACTCGATTAAACTTTAAAAAATCGAAAGGCCATTATCGTGATCTACTCTCTAGACTTATTAAAACTTATGGGCACTAAGGTCGCTTCCGATATGGTTTCAGAAAATCATGTTTGCAATGAACAGAAGTTATGGAGGCATGTAATATTAAATGCGTTTGAAGATACCAGAACTGAGAGTGGGGATAGAAAAGCAAGTTTAAATAAATGTGATGCACATTATTGGATTGCAGAATCTAAAGACTTTGAACAGATTTGTTGGTGGGCTGGTTGGGAACCAGATGATGTAAGATATAGATATTACAAGGCACTAAAAAAAGGTGACATAAAATTTAAAAGAAGACATTTTTTATGGCATGAATATGCTGTGTTATTTCAAAGACTTAAGATTACAACTAACTTAGATTTAAGACGTGAATTAAGAAGAAATGTAGAAAATAAGAGAAGACAGATTATGGATGCGGATAATGTTTACGTTGATAAATTTTTAAAAGATTTTACTGTGGAACTTTAATCTGCAACCCAGGGAGCAATCGCTAAGTTGCAGATAACCTTAATAATATCAATTTTTAAAGATAGATTTAATATAGTTATAATTTTAAATTTTGCAAATTGTTTTTTGGTCTTCTAAAAAATGTTCTCCATAACCAAGATCTACATAAACTTATCGCTGTAAAAATTACTGCTATATGAAAGCTTTCCCAGACCGTTGGGTACATATCGAAAAATGGGAATATCCATAGTTGTATCATGGTGCTTAAAATAAGACCACTGCCTACATCACATAATGTTTCAAATAAGTTTCTCATAAAAAAACCTAGGCCTATAAGAAAGGATATAAGCCTAGGCAACTAACAAGAGAAGTTATGAAAATGATAAAAACATAACAACCTTGTTTACATTACCTGAGTCGTTAAAAAACTACAAGCGTTTTGTAGAGTTAACCGTGGGTCGAGGGCATAGAACCATTGACCTTAGTGAATGATAGAAGAATCACGGCTCACGGCACAATGTTGCCACAAATTCCCAATTTCCTAGTACGTTCTCTTAGAAAAAAAAAATAAAAAAAATATTTGTAAGGGTTTTTTTCTAGGAAACCAGGAAAAACATTGGTAAATAACAATTCTAGAGCAAAATAGACCAGGAATTTACTAGGAAAATTCCCAGAACTTTAGGAAAAAATACAGAGAGGCCATTTTCTGCTTAAAAAAAATTAAAAAAATATTTGTAAGGAAGTGTATTAGGAAAAAATTATGATATAACTGGTCAAGAAATGACTAAGAGAAAAAACACATTAAAATCTACAACTGAACTTACTTTAAAGCAAAAAGCTTTTGTTGATATATATGTTGGTAATTGGGGTGAGATTACTAAGGTTGAAGCTGCTAGAAGAGCTGGTTATCAATCCAATAAACCAGAAGGCCCCACAGAGATTGCAAGTAGATTAACCGATCCTAATAAAAATCCTCATGTAGTGCGTTATATGGAAATGAAATATAACCAAGAATTAAAAAAACATGAAGGTGATAAATTAAAAAAATATAAACGATTTGAAACTTTAAGTAAAAAAGCAGAAGATAAGAAACAGTTTTCTGTAGCTGTAAATGCAGAATACAGATCTGGACAAATGGCAGGTATGTTTGTTGATAAGAAGGAAGTAACACATGTAGGATTGGAGGGAATGAGTCGTGAACAACTTGAAAAGAGGCTATCCGAACTTGAAGGAAAAATCGGAGAAGCCAAAGACATTATTAACGTCACGCCAGAAAAAATTACTCAAGGAGGGTGATTTTATGACGGTGTTCAATGAGATTCACAACCAACATTTAAATACATCTGTTGGTATCGTTTCAATTTTAACTGAGGATAAAAATGACAAATCTTGAGATTGCATAACGGATTTTTTGGAAATCTTGAGATTGCATAACGGATTTTTTAAGTAATATGAAAAAACGAAAAAATAAAAAAAGACAAAATTCAAAAATTCTAAATTTTGATTTTAAAAATTTAAGTAATGATATTTCAGAGTATCCTTATGTTGAGATTAAATGGGCAGATATAGAGGGTGATAGTGGGTGGTCAGATACTAAAAGCCTCAAAAATTCTAAATTACCCATATGTGTATCTAAAGGTTATTTATTAAATCAATCTAACGGAATTACTAAAATATTTACTGATTATATAGAGACTAAAGAAAAGCCTACATTTGATAATATTGGCAATACTACAATCATTCCAACAAGCGTAATACAATCTATAAAAAAAATAAAATTATAATCTTGTAATTAAATTATTTGCGTATATCTATTGTAGATGGATAAATTTTTAGCATTTTTGATGAGATTAATGGTATTTTATCCTATCCCTACCCTTATAATCATTGTTTTAATTGCCTTTTTAGGCATTAAATAATCATTTGACAAAGTAATCTATATCCTATATTCATGGGATATTAACAATTAACAAAGGAGCAAAAATGGGATTTGATATAACTGGTTTAAATCCAAAAAACCTAGAAATAAACGAACCTAAAAGACCAGATAATTTGTTTAAATTATCTCAAGAAAAACAAGATAAATATTTTGAAGATAGAGAAAAATATACTTCTCAATCTGGTACTTATTTCAGAAACAATGTTTGGTGGTGGAGACCACTTGCAGATTATGTTTTAGAATATACAAAAGTTATTCCAGAAAATAAAAAGAAAAGTTGGGGATATAATGATTGTACTATTATAGAACAGAGAGACGCAGAAATGATATCTCAACAATTAGATCATTTAATCAAAACTGGTCATACTAAAAAGTTTGAAAAAGATTATGAATCAGAAAGAAAAAAGTTAGAGAAGCATAATGATAAAGTTGAGAAGCAACTGGAAGCATTTTGTAAATCTGTTGAAAAAAAACTACGTACAACAAATTTAGCACCTAATCAATTTCCAGAGAATGATAAAAAGAAATGGGATAGTATTTATAAAAGAAAAAAATGGGGTGCTAGTTATCCTTTTTCAGTTGCTAATGTAAAAGAGTTCTCAGAGTTTTGTAAAAATTCTGGTGGCTTTACTATTGGTTAAAAGAATTAGAGTACCCTTTGAAAATCGTTCATTGAGGGTGCTTTATTAGGTAAGTTTGAATTTCAAACCTTAAGATGAAATTTAGGTTTTTGTATATTTTCCCTCACATAAAATATACATTACTAACAAAAACAAAGGAGCAAAAATGTCAAAACAAATAAGTAAAGATAATAGAGAATACTGGCAAAGAAAATTGTCTAATAAATTCTCTGATAAAAAAAGTGCCATTCAATCTCTTCATCAAGTTGAGATTAATGAAACAACTCAAAAAAACTTTCCTATATTTAAAAAAAGATTAGGATTGGAAAAAGATATAGTCAATTACATTAAAGTTGAAAAAGATTTTAATGATTTTTCTAAAAACTATATGAAGAACCTAGAAGAAAAAAGAGAGATGGTTAGAAAACATTTCAATAAAGTTAGAGAAAAAATAGTTAATTGGTCAGAGACAAGAAAGTCTTGGGATAAATACGATATACCAAGTCTTGAAATGGATAATAAACTGTATGATCTAGCAGATAGCATTGAAAAATATTTAAAAAATCAATGTAAAGAAGAAACAAAAAATGCTTTTTATAATTCTAAAAAGGGTCAAGAATTAAAAACACTTGATGAACTAGAGGAAAAAGCAACTGATCTATTACATAGTGATATGATTGGGTCAGAGGTTTTGAACCAAATATCTTTGATTGCTAAACAAACCAATATAAGTATGACAATTCCTCAAAATACTTTGAAAGAATTGCCGAGTAAATAATGACAAAAATAAATTGGAAAAAAGAAATAACTAATCATCTTGTAGGCAGAAAAATTGTCAAGATTGAGTATTGTTCTAAAAAAGAAATGGAACACCAAGGTTGGCATAATCAACCAGTACAAATATTATTGGATAATGGTATTTGGTTAACACCAACAAGTGATGATGAGGGAAATAATGGGGGTGCTATTCATACGAATATAAAAGAACTTCCAATTATTCCAGTTATATATTAGAATAAAACTGACTAGTTAAACCCCCAACAAAGCGAGAGTAGAGTTGGGGGTTTTTTTATGTTATTGACTTAATAACATAATGGCAAAATCAGAAAAAAATCTTTGGCAACGAATAAAAAAGTTAAACTTAAAAGGTCAATTATTCCGTATAGAAAGTAATACTATTAATGGTATTCCAGACGTTTATTGGTTGATAAACAATAAAAGTATTTGGATTGAACTCAAGTCAAATGATGTCAAGAATTTAGGACTTTCAAAGTTTCAAATTAATTGGCACTTAACACATTTTCAAAATGGTGGCACTTCGTTTATCTTGCGAGAAGACCTCTCGCAAAGAGCACCTCAAAATTTACAAATTTTCGTGGTTCGTGAACCGAGACGCTTGGTTCGTGCCTACTCATCACTCAGTTTAAAAGACGCAATGCAAAAAATCTTGACGCAATAACCACGTCTCTCGGATCTTCTTTACGCACAACGAAGTTGTGCGTAAATCTTGAGATTGACAACGCAAATTCTTTCGTGCCTCGTGTACCTTTACTCATGTATTTATTGAGATGTATAACGAAAAAAATTTATTTATAGGTGTACCTTTACACATGCGTAAATCTTGAGATTAACAACGTAAATTTTCTCGTTATGGTTTTCCCTTTACTTATATAAAAAAATTTAAATTTTTTTAATTGGTCCTGGAGTCGTGGCAGCTCTTACCTGGACTGGGTTTAATTGGTCCTGAGTCTATAGCAGCTAAAATAAAAAGTTGACAGCTGTGGGCATCCCATGCTAATGAGATAGGTAACTAACATGGAGAAAAAAATGAAAAATAAAAGATATAAAATAATCAAGGGGCTTTTTTATTTTGAGATAGTAGATAAAAGAATTAATCGACTGGTAGGGTCTCAAGAGACATTAGCAGCTGCAAAAAAAATAATCAAAAAACTAGAAGGGGGTAAATAATGCCTTTATTAAATTACTACAGTCAAACCAAAATGGCTAAGGGTGAAAAATACGGATATAAAACAGCGATATTGCATCTGGCACCATTTACATTAAGTGGAAAAAACGTTTGCCCTAAAGCATCCCCAGAATGTGCTGCAGCTTGTCTGAATACTTCAGGCCGTGGTCAGATGGGTTCCGTCCAGAAGGCCAGATTAAATAAAACAAATTATTTCTGGACTAATAAGAATGCATTCTTATGGGACCTGAGTCGTGAAATAGAACAGCTCAAAAAACGAGCTGCCAATCAGGGCTTCAAGTTTGCCGTTAGGTTAAATGGTACAAGTGACCTTGCATGGCATCGAATGAAAGTTGATGGAGGTGGTAGCCTGATGGAGATCCACAGTGATGTACAATTTTATGATTATACCAAGGTTTTAAATTATCTTGATCATGATCTTAAAAACTACAATGTTACCTTCAGTGACTCAGGGCGGAATGATTCGGACATAGCTGCAGCTATAGCTAAGGGCTCTAATGTTGCCGTTGTCTTCCAGGATAAGCTGCCCAAAAAATGGCTTAATAAAAAAGTCATTAATGGAGATCTACACGATTTGAGATTCCGAGATCCGGGTGGCGTGATAGTTGGACTGGTTGCAAAGGGTCAAGGCCGTAAGATTAACAATAAGTTTATCAAGGCGGTAGCCTGATGGATCATTTTTTAGCCTTTATAATGCGACTCGTAATATTCTTTCCAGTTACTATTCTAATATTACTAACATTGATTCTATTAGTTTAGAACGATTCTAATACACAGCCCTACAACCTAGGGCTGTGTCAGCTGTAAATAATTAATTTGACATATCTTTTTAAATCCCTTATTAATGGGATTAATGATAAATAAAAAACAAACTAACAAAGGAGTTAATTATGAAATCATTAAAAAAAATGTTGGATATAGCCAACAATTATAAAACCATTGAGGATAAGGCAGTGACTTATTCTATCTTCAATGAAACAATAAAAAACTATACTAAGGTTAACAAGTTATTAAAACCTGAATTAGTTGAACATTGTGAAAACAACGGTAACTATTTTCAATTTAAAAAACCGACTGAATTAGGTCGTAAAGGTTTTTGGATTGGATCGGTTGAGTTACTTACAAAAAACACTAGTCGGTTTGATGTAACACAATTCAAAAAAGATAACCCAGAACTATATAATAAATATCTAGTTAGTGGTGTCTCTAATGAGTTGAGAACTAACCACAAAAAAGAGGTTAAATAATTATGGATATTGCTTTGCATATATTCTTAATCTTGATTAGTTTTTCAATCGCATTCTTAGGCGTTGTAGTACTATTCACGGTTGACGCTTTCACTGGTGGCATTCTTGCCACTGGTGGAATTGTATTAGCTTTAAAATCAATGGAGGTTTAATATGATACCATTTAAATTCAAGGGCTATAACGTAAAGATTGAAGGCGTAATTACGCCTTCAACGGATCAAGTTAAGTTTAGTTTTAGTAATGGCGTAGACGATAATGTTAACATATTAAAACTAAATACCATTAATGATAAAAAATGGATCAACGTAGTGAATAAAATACAGAGATCCATTAATGATCGTATAAGATACCTACAACAAACTAACAATTAACAATCATTGCCCCACGTGATCCGTGGGGCGTGGTACTTGATAGAGGTACCAGTCGAAATCTAAAAATAGAAATTTTTTTATTTCTATTTTTTTAGGATTTTTATACGAAAGTTTACTAACTTTACCTTTACTTGATATGACAGATAGAAGTAGTAAGGTCTTGTAGAATTAAGGGGTTTCTTTTTTGGGGACCCAAGGGTATAGTAAATATATATGACTAATACAGATTTGATGACTACAGATCAGCTTCGAGAGAGGCTCGAAAAAGTGTGGCTTCAACATATAAAATTATGTCAAGACAACTTTTTGTATTTTGTAAAGAATGTTTGGCCAGATTTTATTTGTAGAACTGATAGTGATCCAGACAAATGGGGACATCATCAACATATTGCACATGAGTTTACGAAGATAGCTAAAAATAAAAAAGGAAGGCTCATAGTAAATATGCCTCCTAGACACACTAAATCAGAATTTGCATCTATATACTTTCCTGCTTGGATGATAGGGAAACATCCTAAAATGAAATTAATGCAGGTATCGCACAACGCAGAACTTTCAGGAAGGTTTGGTGCTAAGGTAAGAAATTTAATTGATAGTCCAGAGTATAAACAGATCTTTGGAGATGTTAAACTAAGAGAAGATAGTAAGGCAAAAGGACGTTGGGAGACCAATCAAGGTGGGGAATACTTTGCAGCGGGTGTTGGCGGTTCTATCACAGGACGAGGGGCGGACTTACT